CAACTGCTCCATGATATGGAGTCCTTCAGTTATTCACCTCAGTTCAAAGAAACTATAGATAATATGATGACCGAAGGTTCATTCACATTTGAACAAATAGCATCAGAAGTAGAAATTACTGTTGATGAATTACACCACTATCTCTCCCTTGCTACATAAATTATTATGAAAGTTAAAGTCAAACTCTATAAAGTAGGTACTATCTTTGAAGAAAGAGTAATTGCTCGCGACTATCAGGATGCACAAAAAGTTGCACTTGCACGAAATCCTGGTGCTACTGTTGTTTCTACAACAGCAGTATTTGACTAATGAGCAGTAAAATCAAAGTATCTGGTAGATATGTTGATCAGTTTGAGGTCTACACCATGACCCTTACTGATCAACATTTGTCTGTGAATTTTAGTATGACTCAAGAGGATTTACTTGAGGTTAAATCAGCGATTGATTCTATGTTATTAGAGAATGAATCACTAGACATGATGCAACAACTGAGGAATCTAACAAATGAGTGAGAAGAAGTTTACTGGTAAAGAGTTTTATGGTAAAGAGAATCCAATAAGAGAAGCATTTAAACCCATACTTCCATTTGTTGTACCTCACATGGTCTTTCCAATGGAAAACTTTGCAGAAAGAATTGAGGAGTTGCAACAGATACTTAGTGAGAGGTTAGAACTTCAGAGTCTAACTGATGAAAATGTCCCTACGGATTTTTATAATCAGGATAATGATTATGTTGATTGGAAGAATCATTTATTTAATGATTTCTTTGCTCAAGAGATTGAATTAATTTCTAAAGCATGGTTCGATTGGAATATTGATGTAAAAGAATATTCAGAAGGTAAAGTTAATGATCATCCTACCAGTAGTCCTGAAGCAGACAACTCATTATACCAAGAAAAAGTGCATGGGATGACAGTTACAAGTGCATGGGTTGAACAAGCACAGACTTTTCATCAACATTTGCCCCATGATCATGGAGTTGAAAACTTTTCATGTGTCTTGTTTGCTGGATTTGATAACAAAGTACATGAGTCAACGTGTCTTGTTTCTCCCTATAGGTCTGCTGATGGTATGATTTATCAATATAATCCTCATGTTAACGAGGGTGATATTTTAGTAATTCCTGGTAATCTATTACATTATACAACTCAGAACAGAAGTACAAAACCAAGAACAGTTATTGTATTTAATTTACAATTTAAATCATATCTGTTGGAATCCGCGAATTTGGTAAGAGAAGATCTCATGAAGATGTTTGGAGAACCAGGTGTAGGAAATACTGCACTTTATAACTCGCGAGATTGGTTTAAAGATGAGTAATTATGTCCCTAAATTAAATGATTATGTAAAGTGGACAACTGAACTTGGCATGGTGCATGAGGGATGGGTATATTATGTGGCATCACCAATAGAATCTAAGAAAGGTTGGAAAACACCATCACGGTACATTACAATTGAAATTGCAACCAAACCTAGAAAGAAATGTGATTTAACTACATTTTTTCATAAACGTATTCATGTTTGTTTATGTTGTTATGAATCAAATTGGCATGAATTAGAATTTATTAGGAGGAGAGTAAGTAAGCAAGATGATACTGACCCTGATGAATTAAGTTACGGTGCATATAAGTCACAACAGCAACAACAATGAGGCTAAATACAAAGTAGCATGTAATAATTTAAATCAAGTGGTATTATTTCTTGATAGATTTAAAGATAGTAATAGGGTAGGAACTATCATGCCTTGGCCAAATAGGACTACAGTTGCACCAACTGGATGGTTGTTGTGTAATGGTAGTCAGTATGATAGCACAAATGCTGAATTTTGGCAGTTGTATCAGGAAATTGGTACAACATATAATACTGGTGGAGAATCCGCTAATCATTTCAGAGTTCCTAATCTACAATCAAAGTTGCTTATGCGTGGTGCAGCAATAGGAAACCAAGGGCAAAACCAAGGTGCTAATAATGCTGGTAATACAACGAATGCAAACTTGAGTAATGATCACTTACCTGTTCATAATCATAGTGTTGGTCATAGTGGAAATAGTAATACCTCAAGGAATATGAACCGTTCCAATAACCAATATCGAACAGGTAGTGGTAGTCGAAACTGGAAGAATTTTAGTGGTTTCAATAGAAGATCAGTATACAACTCAAATAGTACTGGTGGTAGTGGTACCTCTGGTAATAATCATACTCATAATGTGAATGCGGAGAATCGACAACCAGACTTAACGACAAAGTATATTATTAAATATAAGTATACTGTTAGAGACGATAACTGGAACTGAACCATGGCAATCGCACAAAACTATTTCGCAGGAAAGTCAAAAGGTGGTAGGATCGGAACCATTGTATTAGTTGCTGCTATTCCAACAGGATTTACAAATAAGTATATCCTATGCAATGGTCAAAGTCTTGATGCTTTCCAGTATAGAAGACTACACAGAACAATCAGTAACATATATGGTGGTGATCAGTATGTTCAGAACGTCACCGATATTCCTACTTCAACCAGTACATTCAATGTACCAGATTTGAGAGGACGAGTACTCAGAGGATGTGATAACATGACCAGTGCTGGTACTATGATACAACAAGGTGGTTCTAATACTATGAACATGGAAGCACATACATTGACGAGTAATCAAGTGCCATCACATACTCATGGTCTCAGTACCACAGATTATGCATATGAAATCAATGTAAATAACCATAGTTCTTCAGGTCAGGTTCAGGTAACGTCCAGACAACCAAGTTATAATAGAAGTTTCCGACCAAATAGTGCAAGTGGTTATTTGAACAATGCAACAGGTGGTCACAATCATAACTCAGCATCAACATTGCAACCAAGTATCTACCTAAATTATTACATACAATCAGCATAACATGGCATTAAGATACAATCAATTTAAACCAGATAAAACTGCCATAGGTACAATCATAACATGGTCAGGTAATCAGGTGCCAAGTGGATATTTACAGTGTGATGGAACAACATATAATATCACAGGTGTAAATAATATCCGTTATCGTGGTCTTGCGAGTGTTATATCACAACAGTATGATGGATCTGACACCTACCCACCTGGTGATTTTAGTGGTACTGGTACATTTACTGTACCAAACATGAATCCTGATGATGTTGTAGTTCAACGTAATAATGAAACTCTGGGCAGTCGGGCAGGTAGTCAAAACGCAGCATTTGGTGCAACAGTATTAAATAGTAGTCAGTGGCCACGTCATCGTCATAATCTACCAAGACAGAATTATAACTTAACCAATAATGTCAACGTCACAAACCAACCAAATCACTGGGGAGCAAACGTAAACAACCCACGTTGTTGGGATGGACGTGCATGTATGCGTTATCGTGTTCGTATCCGACGCGGTAGAAGGTCAAGGTGGATACAATCTCCATGTCCATCACGAACACCTGGTTGGTGGGGTGGAGGTTATACTCCATGTTCTGTACCAGGTAATACCAGTTATGGTCCAAGAAACGCGGGTAGTGCTCTCGGAATGGGACCTCGTACCAACTTTGCATTTAACATGAACAATGCAGGTTCAAATAACCCATCATCACATACACACAGTGCCAGTACAGTTCAGGCAGGTATCAGAATACAGTTCCTTATAAAAGCATTCTAAATAACATTACATAACCAACTGAAAACATTATGCAAGGAGTAAATGCAGAGTTCATCGAACATAGTGATGACTTTATATCAATATACCACAATGTATTCCCCAAGAGTAATTGTGACCAAATCATCAAGAAATTTGATTTTCTTGAAGATGCATGTATGAACAATGATGAGGTCAAGAAACTACATGAGGAGTGGGCAGAGAACGGGCATGACATGGGTGCCATGGATGGATCAAAACAATTTCAGACTGGAGTTGGTGGTAGACTGGATCGGTCATATAACCTTATTCATATTGATGACTATTGTACCAGTACATCATATGATCCTGCAATTCGCGAAGAAGGATGTATTTGTAGTGTCTCATTAGTGAGTGAATACCTATATCAGGCACTTGATGATTATATGACTCATTATGGTACACTACGCAGTAAGCACGTTTATAGTAATTTTAACAAAGTACAAAAGACACCTGCAGGCGGTGGTTATCATGTATGGCACGATGAATTAGGGCAGAGTGTACAGCACAGTGATAGAGTCCTTGTATGGATGATGTACTTAAATAATGATTTTGAGGGAGGAGAAACAGAGTTCTTATATCAAAAGAAGAGAATACAACCAGAACCAGGTACTATTGTGATATGGCCAGCACAATGGACACATCAACATAAGGGTAACATGGTTCTAAGCGGAAATAAGTATATTGTCACGGGATGGATACATCATATGTGGAGTGATCATGATATTGCAGGTCATCTTATTGCACCTGATACACCACTTGATAGTGCTGCGGCGGTTATGTAGCATAATACCAGTAATATCCTTTCCAAGTCCTTTTACCAGGATATAATAACGACTTACGAATACCACCGCCACGTTTACCATTGATAGTACGTTCGGCAGCACTAATCGATTCATATATTTGAGTCTTTTTACCATTAGACTTATGTACACCATATATCTTACGTTTGTGTAGGTTCTTACCTATCTTTCGCCATGAGTACCCGTATGCTTCCCATCCATTACGGGCAGCGAGTACAATATTGCCATTTCTTTTCTTATCACCTGCAACATCAAGGGCAGCATCACTTATACTATTCCATATCTTTATCTCTCCAGTCTTTATATTAGTTCCCTCTATCTTCTGTTTCATGTGTGTGCCATCGCCCCTATGTTCTTCACACATAAATCCCCATTTCTCTCCTGATGCTACCTTCTTATTAATACTCTTCTTTATATTGTTGACCCACTCTTTAGTCTTATCCCTATTCTTTATTATTATCTTCTCTGCTACCTCACGATTATTATATTCACTCTTCAGTTTATCAATATAATAGTCCTTACGTTCATCTAATCTATCGGTTGTTGTTTCCTCTAATACACTTATATTAAAACGACCCGTTCCAAGATTGTTTATGTCATTATATAAGTCTTTATGAGTATTATTTGTGATGTGTTCTTTCCATACCTTGTTTAATGGTAGAGTTGTAGTGCCAACATATTGTTTCTTACTTACTTTGTTGGTAATACAGTAGATTATACCTTGTTTTATTGCCATAGAATAGTGTAGTGTTCACGATGGTACATGTATATAGGGAAATATTAACAAAAATATGGTTGCGTGTTGTAATTGAGTCTCATTATCAATAAGAATGAGAAAGGTGTGATCTTATTGTTATCTTAGGGAGCATAGCATAAGAATCGGAGTTTGTCAACCCCCACCGCCCCCAAATCTCGTCGAGACCTGAGCATTATGATCTAGTCGAGACCCGCGCATCATAAGTCTCGACTAGCTTTCGCGCATTATACATCATCTCGACTAGAATGTTCGCAAATCGTAACAAATCTCGACGAGTTCTCATAAATATGCTATACTACACATATAACACACACAATCTAGTCGAGCCATGTACGAATGGTCTTATGATTATCTCGTCGAGCTTCCTGATCAGGAGTACGAAGAGTATGAATCGTGCAATGGGGAAAATCTCGTCGAGAATCATGCGGGTGACATACACAATCTCGACGAGCTTGCGCGCAAACCTGCATCATGGTATAATAATCTAGTCGAGATTCTACCCCCTTCTAGTTCTTATGTCAAGCCTCCTCAGTCAAAAACGTAAAGTCTCGGTCGAGCTCGAGATCGACGCGTACGCGGATCTAGACGTGCAGGTGTTGCGGGCGCTAGACTGGCACAAGATTCTCATGTTGGAATCGGATGAGACCGTGCGGGTGGATGTGCATGAAGGTGAGGACCAGATCGATCAATTATATTATTCTCAATAAGGTTCGTTGTTGAGAAAGAGAACGTTAGCAATATTTTATGGCAGGATCCGTGACGAAGATTTTATAGTTCGTACCCTCGAACTTCTTACCTTTATTATAACAACTCGGTTGCCATATGTGCCACATCCCATGTGCCACTAATTAAACTGTCACATTGAATCACCACGGGTCTCGTTTTTGATGTATATTAATAGTGGGGAAACAAACCATCTGCAGTCATGGATAATGCCTCTGCAGTAACTGGTTTTGTTTCCTCTCGTCCTTTTTTTATGAGCACATGACCTATCCACACGGTGTTTATGATTTCGTTAAGTACGTTGATTCATTCTACGGTACCAACGATCCACTCTACCCGCTGATCGATAAAAACACAAAAGAATCGTTAACGTTGTATGATATCATGCGCGCTACCGTCAACTACGTTGAAAAATGCATGAAAGGCGATCTAGAGTTCGTGCATTATGTTTGGGGAGATGGTGATTCACTTGACCGTGAGCGGGTACGTGATATCCTGATCGATGAGTACAATTACGGGTACGTATCATGACAGATCCAAGGAGATGGGCCGTGCAACCAGCTGCGTGGAAAAACTACGATCCAGATGGTTGCGTATACTGCGCGGATATCGAGACTGCTTACCGTGTAGCAAAAGATCAAACCAGGTTTGGTGATCAAATTATTTGGAAGATGACTGCAGGTGATCCGATCCGTTGGATCCGTGTGACAAAAGAAGAAGTGGCACAATCTGCCTACCAAGGTGCGTAATGTGCGGTTATAATAAGTACATACCACACAAAAGGAATTTATTATGCCCAATTGGTGCAACAACAGAGTTGACTTCTACTCTGACGATACCAGCAAGATTAAAGAACTTTATGAGATCTTTTCTGGTGATGACGTCTTCGCAAAAATAGTTCCACCCCCAAACTGGGAGAAAACACCACTTGCTGAAAAGGACGTGCAAGAATATTCGTTCTCAAAACCTCGTGGTGAAGTTGGTGAGTTACCAGTCGTAATGGACAAAGGATTTGGTAAGGGTTTATACTTTAAATCCACTGATTCCAATGATGATAGATGGTATGACTGGAACATTCAAAACTGGGGAACTAAATGGGACATTGACGGCAAGTATTCAGAACTAGATGGTGATGATTATAGTTTCCAAGTCACCTTTGAAACTGCATGGTCACCACCTGAGCAGATCTTCTATGCACTTCGTGAAAAGTACCCAACAGTTGACATTACGTGGTTCTTTGACGAACCAGGATGTCAGGTCGCAGGATATTTGGGAACATGAGAGTATCAGAACTAATCGAATGGTTATCTCTTCAACCTCAGGAGGATAACCTAACATTCTACTTCTTAAAGAATGACGTTTTAACTAATTGTCAACTAGAAACCATTATTGAAACTGAAATGGGTGTAGAGTTGACGATTCAGGACACAAGTGAACTAATGGAGGAAGTCTAATGGCAATTTGCGACGTATGCGGTAACTTTGACGAGAACCACAGAAAAGAAATGGAGTATCCAAAAACTTCTGATCACTGTATTCAAGACTATCAACCAGATTGTTATTTTTACTGGGACGCACCACTTCAGGAGACATATGACTGGAGAAGTTCGTTCCCACATGTTGATTGTATGTGCGACATATGTTTTGATATAGCAAATGCTGAAGGTAAAATCAAGTGGGAATGTGTCAGTTGTTAAAGTGTCACACAGGGGGTTTAAATCACCCCCTTTTTTGTTATTATTAAAGAGTAAATCAATTCAATCCACACATGAGAAAAATTGAACTAGAAATGAATGAAGCGATCAGAAATGGTCACGCCTGGTCTAAGGATAATACCTGCATCACCTATGACCCTACAAAC